CGCAGGTTGGCGCCGCGCAGGTTGGCGCCGCGCAGGTCGGCGCCGCGCAGGTCGGCGCCGCGCAGGTTGGCGTCGCTCAGGTCGGCGCCGCTCAGGTTGGCGTCGCGCAGGTTGGCGCCGCTCAGGTTGGCGCCGCTCAGGTTGGCGCCGCTCAGGTTGGCGCCGCGCAGGTTGGCGTCGCGCAGGTTGGCGCCGCGCAGGTCGGCGTCGCTCAGGTCGGCGCCGCGCAGGTTGGCGTCGCGCAGGTTGGCGCCGCTCAGGTTGGCGCCGCTCAGGTTGGCGCCGCTCTCGGCCGCAGTCTCGAGCGCAGCACGCAGCCACAAGCCGCTTTCGAGACCCTCCGGCGCTTCGAAGGTGAACAGCACGCGAGTCGAATCCCAGCGGCTAAGTATGCGCACTTGGCGCGAGGCGGCGCTGGGCGCCTGGGCTTCGGTCATCTCTACTCTCCTTCGCGGCATCGAAGGGCGCCGCGTTGGAGATCATTAGACACGCATGTCCAACTCTTTGCAAGACATATTTGTCCAACTTTACAGAAATGTTTTAGGGGTACGTGTTTCCAAAAAGTTCTGGCTATGTTGGACAATTTTGTCTTATCATGTGGGCCATGAATACACGCGAACAACTGGCCGAGGCCCTTCGGGGCGTCAACGTCGCCAAACTGGCCCGGCACACCGGCATCGCTGAAAAGACGATCTATCGGTTGCGCAATGGAGCCAACGATCCAACGCTCGGAACGGCGGAGCGACTGATTGCCGGCGCTGCCGAGATTAAGCAGGTGCCGAAGCCTGCGCCGGTCGACCAGCAAGCAGCGGCCTGAGCATGCAGAACTTCTGGCGTGAACTCTGCGAGGGCGTTTCGGTGATCGTTGCCGTGGGAATCGTCATCGTCGCCTTCGTGGCGATCGGCTTCGCGATTGCGGGCTGCTGAATGGCCCGCGATCCTGCCACCAACGTGATCCGCGACTTCGGCTGGCTGATGGTCGCCGTGTTCATCTGCTCCGCGGCTCTCGCATGCCTGGGACTGTGGGGCTTGTGGCACCTCGTGCTCTGGCTGGTGGCTTGAATGCGCCGCTACGTCGCCGCCTTCGTTGCCGTGCTGCTCATCGCGCTCGGTTCCGCCGCATATCTGACCGCCGGGCCGCGCGATGCGCTGCTCACGGCGCTTGTGGTGGGCCAGTAGATGGCGCATCACAGCTTCCTCCCGGCGAGCGCTTGCTTGATCAGGCGCAGTAGCAGCGCTTGCGCCGCGGCGCGGGCCCATTCGATGTCGTGTTGCGAGTTCATGGACGCATCGTCTTTTTTTTGGCCGAAACGGTCTTCCCTCAGCGACCCTAGAACTTAGGACAGCCCCGAAATGAACACCGGACGCCTCTTCTACGAGGACAAATTCGACGCTCTGCAGACCATGGTTGGCGAGAGCGGCAAGGGCTTCAAGGCGTGCGCCGCGTACCTGTGGCCGGACCTGAAGCCAGAGACGGGCTACGCCAAGCTCAAGGACTGCCTGAACGCCAACGGCAGCGAGAAGCTGAAGTTCGGCCAGGTGCTCGTGCTCATGGCGTTCTGCGAGCGCTACGACCCGCTGCTCTACCTCTGCGACGAGACGCTGCACGCGCGGCCGGACCGCAAGACCGTCGACGACGAGTCCGTGAAGCTCGTCGAGGTCATCGGCGCTGCCGCGTCGACGCTGAACAAGGCGATGGCGCAGCTCGAGCGGTTGCAGGGGAGGGCGACAGCGTGAAGTGGTCTGCCTTCTCAACTGCTGTTGAAGAGCTCGCCGAGCAGCAGCCTCGCGTGAGTCGCTTGCTGTCGCTTGCGCAGCGCTTCTACTTGCCCAGCGCAGTCGACATGATCGTCAACAAGAGGCATGTCGACCTCTTCGAGTGCTACCAGTTGCCGTTCGACTGTGTCGCGGTCCTCACGGAGACAAAGCTCGATGGGCTGCCGACGCAGTGCATTGCGCTTGCCGTCGCGGTAGACGGCGCCACGAATGCCGCTGAACGCGTATGCCGCCCTGAATCGGTTCCGATCGATGCATGGTTGACGATCTTCAGCATCGTTCTTCAGCCTTCAGACGGGCGCTGGAAATTCCACGGAAGCGTCATGTTGGCGAAGGACGCCGAGGGCCTAAAAACATACCTCCAAGACATACCTGGCGTGCGGGCGCTTCTTGAGCAATATGACTTAGAACGCCTGGTTCGCGAGTTCGAACCAGACACGCACATCATCACGACGCTGTGCGTCATGTTGTCGTTGAAGAACTCGAAAACCTGTCGAGTTGCTGCGCCTGTCAAAGTCAATTCCAAACGAGCAAGGAATGGGCGAGCGCCACTCCTCGACTACCACGTTCTGAGCGTGGACGGTGAAGTCTGGGATCGATCTGAATCGGCGCTAGGCAGTGGGACCGGGCTGCGGTCACACCTACGCCGCGGGCATATCAGAAGACTTGGCAACGGACACCGCGTTTGGGTGCGACAAGCCTACGTCCACGGATCGAAGGACGGCTTCGTATCGAAGGAATATGACGTCGACGTGGCGGGGAAGGGGTGCGATCAATGAAGCACGCCTTCGCCTCGCACCTGGCCGGCCGGATGCTGCCGGGCCTGTTCACCTACCTCGGCGTCGGCAAGAAGGAACGCTTCCCCGGCGATCCGTGGCCGCATCTGAACTCCGCGCCGGCCTGGTATTGGATGCACTCCACGGGCTGCAGCGCGGGGCTGTATCGCAGCCGCCCGGTCGCTCGCCAGGCATTCCCCGCCGACCTCGACGCGCTCTTCGTGAGCATGCCGGCGGCGCGGCCCAATCAACCTCGAGCAGCTGCGATTCAGCCGGCGCTCTTTCCGGAGACACGCGCCTAATGGCCACTCGACGCACCACCATCAGCAAGAAGCGCCGATTCGACATCTTCAAACGCGACGGTTTCGCGTGTCAGTACTGCGGCGCCACGCCGCCCAGTGTCGTGCTGCACCTGGACCATATCGTCGCGCTCGCGAACGACGGCGCCAACGACGACGACAACCTGGTGACGTCCTGCGAGCCCTGCAATCTTGGCAAGGGCGCGCATCCCCTAACGGCTGTTCCGCAGTCGCTCGCCGATAAGGCTGCGGAGGTTTCCGAGCGCGAGGCGCAGCTTCTGGGCTACCAGGAAGTGCTCGAGGCCCGGCGCCAGCGCATCGAGGACGAAACCTGGCGCGTGGTCGAAATCATGTTCCCCGGCTGCAGCGAGAAGGGCCTGTCACGCGACTGGCTGCGCAGCACGCGCAACTTCATCGAGAAACTGGGGCTCTATGTCGCGCTGGAGGCCGCCGACATGGCCGCCGCGCGCACCTACTCGAACGATCGGCGCTTCCGCTATTTCTGCGGCATCTGCTGGAACAAAGTCAGGGCCGACTGAAATGGCACGCGCACGCAATATCAAACCCGGGTTCTTCAAGAACGAAGACCTCGCCGAATGCTCTGCATTCGCGCGCCTGTGCTTCGCTGGTATCTGGACTCTTGCCGACAGGGAAGGGCGCCTTGAGGACCGGGCCAAGCGCATCAAGGGCGAGCTGTTCGCCTACGACTCGGTCGAGGTCGAGCCACTGCTCCAGGAGCTCGCGCGCTACGGCTTCATCCTTCGCTACAAGGACAAGGCCGGCCTCGGAATTATCCAGGTTCTGGAGTTCCGCAAACACCAAACGCCTCACTTCAAGGAAGCAGAAAGCATCCTTGCATCACCACAAAGCCTAGGGCTTTTGCCTGATGCATCAAACAAAAACCCAGGACTATGCGGTGATTCAAAGGGCGCAAAGACTGAGGCAAGCCCAGGGATTGAAGGGCAAGAGTATCGATTCAATGAGGGGTCAGCCGCCCCTGATTCTCTGATACCTGATTCTCTGATACCTGATACCGGATACCGGATACCTGATTCCCTTCAAGGGCAGGAGTCGCCTTCGGCGTCGCCACCCCCGGCCACGCCGAAGAAGCCTCCCATTCCCAAGCCCGACGACGTCTCCGACGAGATCTGGTCGGACTGGTGCCAACTCCGTCGGCAAAAGAAGGCCACGGTCACGGCCACTGTGCTGCGCGGCGCGCGGTATGAGGCGACCAAGGCGAGCCTGACGCTCGAGCGATTCCTGGCGATCTGGTGTCTGCGTGGCTCCCAGGGACTCGAAGCATCGTGGTTGACACCGACCGAACGCACCAACAGCCACGCCCAGCACCAGCCCGAATCCTTCCGCGAGCGCGACGAGCGCCTTGCAGCCGAGAAAGCATCCGCCTTCATGGGCAAACCCACCCCGACGCGACGCGCCGGCCAATCCGATTTCATCGACGTGGAGACTCGCGATGTCACTCCCCGACAACTGGGTTGACCAGCTGTTCTCGAAGCTCACCCTAACCTACGGCCAAGCCTTCATGCGCCAGTACGACGGCCTACCCCTGGACGAGGTCAAGGCGAACTGGGCGCACGAGCTCGGGTGCTTCGCGCAGTCGAAGGACGCGATTCGCTACGGCCTCGAGCGCCTGCCGACGGATCGGCCGCCCAACGTGCTGCAGTTCCGCGTGCTGTGCAATCGCCCCACCGAGCACGACACGAAGACGCTGCGCCTTCCCGCGCCGCCCGCCAACCCGGAGATCGCCGCACGCATTCGCGCCGCCTTCAAGCGCCCGCTGCAGGAGATTCAGCCCAAGGACTGGGCGTGGAAGCTGCGCGGCCGCGAACTCGGCGGCGAGAAGCTGACCGCATACCAGCACCAGTGCTGGCGTGATGCGATTGGCAGTGACCTGGCGGAGGCTGCATGACTGAACCCTGCCGCACCGCATGCCCCGCCGACGACTGCGCCGGCCGCTCATTCCCGCCTGACTGTCGCACCAACCCCGCAACACGCGAACTTCAACTCCGCGCCCACGAGCAGCAGAAGCGCCAGGAACGTGAGTTCGCATTCGAGCGCCGGCAACCGACCGAGGAATTCGCATGATCCCGCTGCGCGCTACCGTCAAGGGCGACACCCTGACCACGCAGACCTTCGCCTGCAGTCGCTGCCACCAGGGCAGCCCACAGGCCGGCTCTGGCTGGATCCGCGTTCGCGGCATGCGGGTGCATGTGTGCGCCGCGAATCTGTCGCGTGCTACGCGCGCGCATTTACCGGAGGTTGCATGAGCACCAAAACCCCGGGCGTGTACAGGCGCCTGATCGCATTCTTCGAGGCCAACCCCGATGAGGAATTAACGCGGGCCGACATCATCGTGAAGTTCGACGCAAGCACCAAGAACGTCGATGCCGCGCTGAGTCGCGCGCGGCTTGAGAGGCGCATTGAATCCGTGCATGCGTACCGGGTGCCGGTCATGAAACGGGGGGCGAAATGATCCAAGTCATCATCCCCGGCCAGCCCCAAGCGAAAGGCCGCGCCAAGATCGTCAAGATCGGCGGCTTCTCGCGCATGGCCACGCCAGCGAAGACGGTCGCCTACGAAGGCCTCGTCGCCCTCTGCGCCCAGGAAGCGCTGCGCGGCGCCCCGCTGTTCGACGGCCCGGTGCGCGTGCGCATGAACCTCTGGTGCCAGACGCCCAAGAGCCTGACGAAGCGCGAGCGCGCGGACATCGCCACCGGCGCCAAGCGGCCGACCACGAAGCCCGACATCGATAACGTCGTGAAGGCCATCTTCGACGGCTTCAACGGCGTGCTCTGGCGCGATGACGTTCAGGTCGTGGAGCTCACCGTCTCCAAGCACTACGCCCCCAACGCGCCGAGCGTCGTGGTCAACGTCGAGAGCATCGTGGTGGCGGACTTGATCGCGGAGACTGCATGACATGCCTGGACTGCGATCTCGCCGCGAAGAAGCGGCACCACGGCTTTCGCTCCGGCTGCCAAGGCTGCGCAGCCCGCTCGTTGGTGCGCAGCCCGCACTGGCGCCGCGTGCAGGCTGCAGGCGTGCAGGACAGGCCCTACCGCGCCGCGCTGGCTCAGTTCGGGCTGACACACGAGCAGGTCAAGGCTGCCGCGGCTGCGGACAAGGCGAGCTAGTCGTGACCCTGACGCTCGTCCCCAAGGGCCGCGGTAACTGGCGCCGCATGACGATGACCGTCGAGGACGAGCGCGGCGGCCTGGTCATCCTCGCCGGGCAAACCCTCACGCTGGGCGGCATCGTCTGGCGGATCACGAAAGTTGAACCATGACCATGAAGCCCGTTCCCTGCCTCAAGTGCGCCGGTGGCGGCATCGTCGACTTCGACCACGCCAGGCCCGGCCACCTCATCCCCGCATGCCCGTCATGCCTGGGCTCAGGACTGCTCGACGCCGATCCGTCGCCGCCGTACCGCGCCGCCTGGCTGGTGGGCTCGCGCTTCGTTGTGCGCCTGACTGTCGAACTGCCGCTGAAGGAGTACCACGAGCTGAACACCGACTGGTACCCGTTCTATCCGCCGAAGCAGGGCAAAGGCATGCTGCGCACTGCGGAGAAGCGCGACCACCATGCCGGCATCACCGCGGCGCTGCAGCAGCTCAAGGAGCTGACCGGGGCGCGCGGCGACTTCTCCGTGACGACGGCTGACGAAAGGCATTGAGCATGCTCCCCATCGACTGGCCCAAGATCATCGAGGAAATCGCCGACCGGCTCGGCGAGGAAGACCCTGTGTGTCCGGGCCAACGCATCCCCTGCAGCGGGCGCCCGCTCGCGGCCCAGCTCAGCCAGCCGCGCTCCACGCTGCAGGGGTGGATCGACGGCAGTGAGCCGAAGCACGCCGACGGCGAGGCGCTGCTTGATCGCTGGTCTCAGCTCACTGGGAAGGCACGCATCTTCGCGCCCAGGGAACAGCGCTCGCTGTCGGCTGCGAAGCTGTAGCGGACTGGAATCCGGCCAGCGCGGCGGCTGACCATGCCGGCCTACTGCCACCCAGCACGCATAGGAGCGCCGCATGTCCCGATCTTCCGCCCTCAAGGTTCAAACGCCGGGCGCTCCGCCCGAGGCTGGCACCACCCAGCCCGCACAGGAGCAGGACTCGGACGAGGACCAGACTCGTGACCTCACGGCGGGCGCAGACGACGTCGACGCCCTGAAGCGCAAGCTCACCGCCCTCGAAGCCAAGAACGCCGAACTGCAGGCCGACCTCGCGAGCAAGGCGAAGTCCAGCATCATCTACGAGCCCGAGACGCCGCACGGCAAGCTGCGCTTGGCCGCCAGCGATACCGGTACCATGACCGTCGCTGCGGTGTCGGCGGCCATCAAAAATGGCAAGCTCGCCGAGCCGATCACGAACTACCTCTGCGCCGACGGCCACTACTGCCGGCGCGGCTGATCCGGGGTCATCGTGGGCTGGTTCAGCGGAAAAACCTTCGGCGTCCTGGCGGCCCTCGGCCCGATCCCGGCCATGATGTCGGTGCAGCACGACGCGCAGAAGGAACAGGCCGCGGCTCTGCGGTCGATGCACGACGAGGACGCACGCAAGGCGGCCGAGGCTGAGACGGGCGCCGCTGTTGCAGCCAACGCCCAGATCGCCGAGTCGAAGCGCCGCCGCCGGTCCAGCGCGCTCGGCCTAGGCGATGACAGCGCAACGGACACGCTCGGTGCGCCCACCGGGGCACTGGCGGGCGGCGCATCCGCAGCGTCTCGCTCGCTGGCCGCGTACTACAGCGGCGGCACCAGCTACGGCGGCACGGCACTCGGTGCAGGCGCCAGCGTGAGTTCTGGGCCGCGTCTGTCCTACGGCGGCGGCGGTGGCCGCGCCCCGACCTCGAGCAAGGTGGTCTGAGCATGGCCGCCTTCGCCAACCTCAAGCGCCGCCTGACCAGGCTCAAGACCCTGCGCCAGCCTCACGAGCAGGTCTGGCGCGATTGCTTCGACCACTCGTGGCCGATCCGCGGCTCCGGCCTGCAGAGCAGCTCCCCGCTCGACGCGCAGCAGGCCATGGATCGCAAGGCCCGCCTACTGCACAGCGTTTCCACGGACGCCGCACGCACGCTGGCCGCCGCCATCGTCTCCGGCGCCGTTCCGCCAAGCTCGGTCTGGGCGTTGCTGGACGTGACCGGCGCCGACCCCGATGCACTGACCTGGCTCGAGGACAAGGGCAAGCAGCTACACGAGGAAATGCACGCCAGCACCTTCGACGCTGCGGCGATCGAGTGCGCCATGGATCTGGTCGCCGGCGGCTGGTTCGCGCTGTACGTCGATGTCGACCGCAAGATCGGTGGCCTGACGTTCACGCAGTGGCCGCTTGCCAGCGTCTATGCCGCAACCTCGAAGGCTGGCGGCCTGGTAGACACGGTGTTCCGCGAGTACGTGCTGACCGCCGAGCAGTGCATGACGGAGTTCGGCGCCGACAAGGTTTCGGGCGACGTGCTGAAGAAGTTCAACGCCGATCCGGACACGCCCGTCACGATCTGCCACGCGATCTACCCGCGCGCCATGTACGTGGTCGGCTCGCGTCTGGCGCGTAACCTGCCGATCGCGAGTTGCCACTTCGAGGTCGAGTCCGAGCACGAGCTGCGCGAGAGCGGCTATCACGAGATGCCGGTGATCGTGCCGCGCTGGACGGTGATCCCCGACAGCGTCTATGCCGTTGGCCCGATGTTCGACGCGCTGCCAGATGCGCGCGAGCTCAACGCATTCCTGGGCATGGATAAGATGAACAGCGAGCTGGCCGTGGCCGGCATGTGGATCGCCGAGGACGACGGCGTGCTGAACCCGCGCACCGTCAAGGTCGGCCCGCGCAAGGTCATCGTAGCCAACAGCGTCGACTCGATGAAGCTACTTTCCGCCGGCGGCAACTGGCAGTTGGCCAGCGAGCGCATCGCGCAGTACGAGGGATCGATTCGTCGCACGCTGATGGCTGATCAACTGCAGCCGATGGATGGTCCGTCGATGACGGCCACCGAGGTGCACGTTCGCGTGAGCATGATTCGCCAGCTGCTCGGCCCGATCTACGGCCGCCTGCAGGCTGAGTGGCTTGCGCCGATGGTCGAACGCTGCTTTGGGCTGATGTTCCGCGCTGGCCTGTTCGGTCAGGCGCCGGACGCTCTCGGTGGCCAGAGCTTCCGAGTTCGCTACAACAACCCGCTGGCGCGCGCTCAGAAGTCCGACGACGTGGGAGCGATCGAGCGCCTGAACCAGAACATCACGCTCATCGCCCAGATCGCGCCCGAAGCAAAGGACGTCGTCGACTTCGACGAGCAGACCCGCACGCTGGCCGAATCGCTCGGTGTTCCGCTCAGCACCATGCGCACGCCCAAGCAACTCGACGCCTTCCGCAAGGCTCGCGCCGATCAGCAGGCCGCGCAGCAGCAGCAGGCGCAGAACCAGCAACTTGAAACGATGGCCGCTGACGCGCAGAACCAGCGCTCTGTCAAGGCCGCTTGATTCCACAGGAGGCCACCATGCCCGGTCCTATCGCAAAAGGTTCTTTCGACAGCGGCAACGCGACGGTCGGCTCTGCCAACGTAGCCGGCGAGGTCATGTGCACGCCCACCGGGGTGACTAGCATGAAGCTCACGCTCACCGGCCTGGACGCCTCGAACACGGTCAAGACGCAGAAGCGCACGGCCGGCGGCGCGTTCGCCGACCAGACCACCTACAACTCGAACCAGGCCGCGGTTGGCGTGACCGTCGCAGCGGGCGAGGAATGGCGGGTCGTCTGCATCACGCAGCAGGCGATCAAGGAAATCCAGTACACCCTTTCCTGCGAGAGCTGAAGCCATGACCATCGACGCGAATTCCGTCTCTTCCGCGCTGGCAGTGCTGGGCGCATCCGGCTGGGTTGCGACGACGCTGGCGCCCGTTCCGTCCGTTGTATCGGCAATCGGTGGCTATCAGCAATCCATCACGCCACTGCCCAGCATTCTGCTGTCGGACAACTTCAACGGCACGACGATCGACACGACGAACCGGTGGGTGACACCTGTCACGGCCGGCACGGGCACGATGACGCAAGCTACGGGCGGCCTCATCGCCACAACCGGCACGACGGCCAGCAACGCCGCGGCTATCACCAGCATCGAGACGTTCGAGCCCAACATCGGAAATCTGGTCGGCGGCACGCTCCTGAGCATCGAAGCCGCACCTGGCCTCAACACGAACCGATGCTTTGGCTTCTACACCCGGCCTGGCAGCTTCACAGCTGCCACGCCGGTGCAGGACGGCTACGTGTGGGAGTTCGACATCACGGGCACGTTCGGCGCGAGCATCTACAGCGGCGGCACGCGGGTCTTCCGCCAGGTCTTCCCGATCAACGGTGCAACCTTCCTGCCTGTGAGCATTTCGTACCAGGGCCTGAACGTCCAGTTTTTCATCAACGACTTCACGCGGCCTGCGATCACCATTCCGCTGCTGCAGCCCAGCACGCTGAATCTGCCGCTCGGATTCCACTGCATCAACCACACTTCGGTTCCGGCAGCCGCGCCGACGTGGAGCATGAGTGGTGCCGCAGCGCTGGACAACTCGGGCGCGCTGGACACCTACTTCAACGGCCAGACCCTGTCGCGCGTTCGGCTTCCCAGCGTCTTCATCCCGCTCAACGCCGTGTCGATCGCTTCCGAGGCGACCATCTGGACGCCCGCTTCCGGCAAGCGCTTCCGCCTCATGGGCTTCGTGCTCGAAAGCGGCACCGTTGGCGGCAATGTGCTGCTCAAGGACAACACAGGCGGCACGCTCAAGCTGGTCATCCCGTTCGGCGCGGCCGGCTCGGTGATCCAGTCTGTTCCCATGGGCAACGGCATCCTGAGCGCTGCGGCAAACAATGTCCTTACGGCGACGGGCGGTGCGACGCAGACGCTTAGCGGGTACGTGTACGGAACGGAAGAATGAACGAACTGCGGCCGGATGCTGACACTTACGCGCGAGTATTCGAAGGGCACCACGAGGGCGTTCTGATCCTCGAGGACCTGACCCGACGCTTCGGCGGCGCGCTGTTCGTCAAGGGTGGGGAGGAAGGGCGCAGGCAGACCGACTTCAACCTCGGCCGGCGCTCGGTGCTCGACTTCATCCTCGGGCAGATCAACCAGTCGAACAACGTCGCGCCACCCGACGACGACCAAGATTCCCCACCCGCCGGCTGATGCCGGCTTTTTCCTTTGCGAGGCACCATGAGTGACGTTCTCAACCCTCCCGCGCCGGCTCCTGTCGAAGTTCCTGCGGCTCCTCCCGCCGCCCCGGCCACTGCACCCGCCGCTGCCGCTCCTGCGCCTGCTAGCGCGCTCACGGCGCCTCCGGCGCCTGCAGCGGCGAGCCCGTCGCCTGCGCCTGCGCCGGAAGCGCTGCCGGTCATCCCGGACAAGTTCGTCGTCAAGGACGCAACCGGTCAGGTCGACCACGCCGCCACGGCGCTGAAGATCGCCGGCAGCTACGCCGGCCTGGAGAAGCGCCAAGGCTCCGGCGAGATCCGCCCCGAGACCGTCGAAGGCTACAAGGTCAACGTGCCCGAAGCGCTGAAGGACCAGGTCAGCGCCGAAACCTTGGGCAAGGACGCGTCGTTCCAGACCTTCCTCGGCGCCATGCACGCAGCTGGCGCATCGCAGAAGGTGCTCGACGTGGCCGTGGCCGAGTTCCTTTCCAACGGCGGCCACGCCCCCGATCCGTCCATGCAGATGGCCAACTGCGTGTCGACGCTGCGCAAGGGCGACGGCTGGCAGACGCAGGCGCAGTACGACGCGCAGATCGGCCTAGCCTTCAACGCCACCAAGAGCTTTGCCGAAAAGGCTGGCGTGAGCATGGACGACATCGCCAAGGCGGGCCTGAACAACAACGCCGCCTTCATTCGCATCATGGCGGCGATCGGCCCCGAGCTGGCCGAAGACCGCGGCGCATCGCCCGAGGCGCAAGCGCAGATCCAGGGCAACCTGGACACGCTGATGGCAGACCCGGCCTACCTGAACCAGAACCACCCGAAGCACTCGACGCTGGTAGCGCAGGTCGAAACGCTGACGAAGCAGCAGGTTGGTCAGCGCTCGGTTGCGGCAGGCATGTCGCACACGTTCAAGTCCTGAAACCCCTGGACTGGATTCCGTCCAGGCCGCCGCGCGACTATGCCCGCCAATCGGCCCGCATGGCGCGCGGACAACCGGATCGACAAGCCCGTCATGGCCGCGGTAGCCGGCGACACCATGACGTAGCTCGGGCCTCGAGAGAGACAACCCGGAGGCGAACACATCGTTCAACTTCGGAGTCCTAAAATGAGCTTCACGATCCCCGAAAACTTCGTGGTGCAGTTCGCGAACAACTTCCGCACGCTGTACCAGCAACGCCAATCCCGCTTCCGTCCGTGGTGCCAGATCGAATCGGGAATCACTGGCCAGTCCAAGAGCGTCGAGCGCATGGGCAAGGCCGAAGCCTACGACATCACCAGCCGCCACGCGGACACCAAGTTCGTGGAAGTGCCGCACTCGCGCCGCTGGATCGACCTCCAGGACAAGGGCTGGGCCGAGCTGATCGACAAGCTCGACAAGGTTCGTCTGCTGGCCGACCCGACCAACGGTTACGCGATGCTCGCCAACGCCGCGCTGAACCGCCAGATCGACGACCTGATCCTGACCGCAGCCCGCGGCAACGCGCGCACGAACGCCGGCCTGGCCGCGTTGCCGTCGACTCAGAAGATCGCGGTGGGCGGCTCGAACCTGACGCTGGCCAAGCTGCTGACGACAAAGGAAATCCTCGACTCCAACGAAGTCGACGACGACGCCAGCATGCAGGCCGACGGCCAGAGCGCCACCGAGCAGAGCGCGCGCGTGATCGCCGTCAACGCCAAGATGCTGACCAACCTGTACGGCACGACGGAAATCAAGTCGGTTGACTACAACTCGGTGAAGGCTCTGGCCCAAGGCCAGATCGACACCTTCCTCGGCTTCAAGTTCGTTCGCAGCGAGCGTGTCGCCAAGGACGCCACTGCCACCACCGGCTATGCCGTTGCGTGGTCGCGGAGCTGCGTTGCGCTTGGCATTGGCCAGGACATCAATTCCTCGGTCGACCGCCGCCCGGACAAGAACAATGCCTGGCAGGTCTTCGCCGACATGTCCATGGGCGCCACCCGCCTCGAAGACGAAGGCGTCGTCGAAATCGCCTGCGCCTGATCGCGGCCGGCTCAACCATCACAGGAGCAAGACATGGCAAATTTCATCGCCGACCTGCAGACCACGCTCGACGGCCCGGCCAACGGCTTTCCGCCCACGACGCGCACGAAGGTCAACCGACAGAACGGCCGCATCCGGTATTTCGACGCGGTCTACCGCGCGCCGGCATCCGGCACCGCGCCGGCCATCGGCGACAAGATCATCTGGGGCAAGCTGCCGACCGGCGCGCGCATCCTCGGCCATCTGTCGCGGCTGGACTTCAACACTGGAACGGCGTCGTCCACGTTGAACCTGGGCGACCAGTTCCAGGCGGCGCGTCACCTGGCGGCGACCTCGGTGGCGGCCACCGGCAACGCGACGCCCAGCGTGGCAGTGTTCACCAACACCACCACGGCGGATGTGACGATCAGCAGCGCCACGCTGACGAACGTCAAGGGCCTGGGCGGCTACACTGTGGGAGGCATCGTCACCGGCACCGGCATCCCGACGGCGACCTACGTGGTGTCGGTCGACAAGTACGCCAAGAGCGTCACGCTGTCAGCCGTTGCCACCGCGACCAACGCCGCGGTGACGATCACGTCGTACGGTGCGCCGTTCGAAACCAGCGACGACACGTCGAACGTCAACAACGGGTACGCCTCGACGACCGACGACTGCACGCTGATCTCCGTGGTTGCCGGCGCCCAGATCGCCAACAACCAGATGCTGTCGCTGCAGATCGCCTACGTTTGCGATTGACCGAAGACGCCCTCCCCGGGCGTTGATCTCCACGAGGGGGGCCTGACGGCTCCCCTTTTTCGTTGAGGCCTCCAATGACTGCCAGCGTCGTCTCCATCTGCTCCAACGCGCTCCTGATGCTCGGCGCGCAACCGATCAACGACCTGACGGAGAACACCGACCGCGCCAGGCTCGCGTCCAACCTGTTCGAGCCGGTGCGCAACTACGTGCTGCGCCGCCACCCGTGGAACTGCGCAACCACGCGCGTGGCCTTGGCCCCCGACGTGACAGCGCCAGCGTTCGACTGGTCCTACCAGTTCACGCTGCCCGCCGACTTCATGAAGGCGCTGTCGGTGGGCGAAGAAGGCTGTGAGGTCGACTACAAGATCGAGAGCGGCAAGCTCCTATGCGACGACAACCCGGCCCTGTTCCGGTACATCTGGCGCAACGAGAACCCGGCCACGTGGGACGACATGCTCGTGTGGGGCATGACGATGTCGATGAAGGCGGCGTTCGCCTACCCGATCACCCAGTCGACGTCGCTCGAGCAGTTGATCGAAGGCGCGCTGGTCGATGTGCTGCGCCAGGCCCGCGCGGTTGACGGCCAGGACGGCACGCCCGACACGCTCGGCGACTCGCCGCTGCTGCAGGCGCGCATGGGCGCCGGCTGGAAATCCAACCGCCGCTGGAGCTGATCCATGCCGCGCCTCAGCCTCGTCCAGACCAACTTCACGAGCGGTGAACTCAGCCCGCAGGTCCAGGGCCGCACCGACGTCGACCGCTACAACAACGCGGCGCGCAGCCTCATCAATGCCTACCCCAAGCTGTTCGGCGGCGCGCGCCGGCGCCCAGGCTCGCGATACAACGCGCCGGCCAAGATCGCGGCGAAGAAGGGCCGACTGATTCCGTTCGTCGTCACGCGCGACCTGGCCTACATGCTGGAGTTCGGCGACAGCTTCCTGCGGATCTGGCCGAAGGGCGGCGGCGCGTTGATCCTCGAACTCGCCACCAGCTACACCGAATCGATGCTGCCCGACATCGACTTCGCCCAGGGTGCGGACACCATGTTCATCGCGCACCCGTCCGTGCCGATCCAGCGCCTGCGCCGCTTCAGCGCCTCGCTGTTCGATCTCTCGGCCGCGCCCTTCACTACCACGCCGTTCGACGAGCAGGGCTACACGCCCGCAGCGTCGCTCACACTCTCGCTTGCCACGGTAGGCACGGGGCGGACGGCCACCGCGAGCGCGGGCGTGTTCCTGCCCAGCGACGTCGGCCGGCAGCTGGTGAGCGATGCTGGCCTGGGCATCGTCACCGGCTACACCTCGGCCACCGTCGTGACATTCGACATCACCATCGCGTTCGCCGGCACCGCGATCGCATCGGGCGCGTGGTACTTGGACAGCTCGCCACAGGCCATCATCGTTCCCTCTGCCAAGGATCCGGTCGCCTCGAGCATCACGCTGATTGGCGCACTGTCGCGCGCGGCCAGCGTCACGCTTTCCGCGAAGACGGGCGCGGGCATCACTGTCACGGCGTCGGCCTCCGTGTTCGTTGCTGGCGATGTGGGCAAGCAGTTCTTCGCCGACAGCGGCGTGGCCACCATCACGGCCCAGGGCGGCACGACGCTGACCATCACCATCACCACCGACTTCGCCAGCCTGACCTACGCCGCGGGCGGCTACGGGCTCACGGACAGTGTGTGGCGATCGACGGACGTTGGAAGCTACGTGCGCGTCAATGGCGGCCTAGCCAAGATCACAGCCTTCACGTCGGCCAGCAAGGTCAGCGCCACGATCATCACTGCGCTCACCAGCATCGTCGCCTCCCCGCCACTAGCCTGGACGCTGGAGACGCCGGTGTGGAGCGCGGCCAACGGCTACCCGCGCACGCTGACGCTGCACGAACAGCGCTTAGTGGCGGCCGGCAGCACGAAGTATCCGCAGACGATTTGGGGTAGCGTGACCGGTGTTTATCTGGACTTCACCAAGGGCACGAACGACGACGACAGCTACAGCTTCACCATCGCCGCCGACGAGGTCAACCCGATCAGCTACGTGGCCTCGCTGCGCAACATGGTGGCCCACACCTACGGCGGCGAGTTCAGCCTACAGGGCGGTGTCGAGAAGCCGATCACGCCCACGAACGTGCGCATCCGGCCGGAATCCGCCCACGGGTCGAAAGGGGTGCGCCCGATCACCGTCGGCAAAGAATCGATCTTCGTGCAGCGCGCAGGCCGCAAGGTACGTGCCATGGGGTACCGCTACGACGTCGACGGCTACCAGGCGCCTGACCTCTCGGTGCTGGCCGAGCACATCACGACCACAGGCGTCGTTGGCATGACCTACCAACAGGAGCCCGACACACTCGCCTGGATGTGGCGCACCGACGGCGCGATGCTGAGCTGCACGCTCGACCGCGACCAGTCCGTCATCGGCTGGGCCAAGCACTACACCCAGGGCGCGGTTGAATCGATGGCCACGATTCCGAACGGCGACATCGACGAGACATGGCTGCTGGTGCGCCGCACGGTCAACGGTGCGACGGTACGCTACCTCGAAATCCTGGACGACAGCTTCAAGCCGATATTGCCCGGAGTGGCTTACACCGGGTATCCGCCGGCGCCCGTGGACACGCTCTATGGCTACACCGTTGACTGCGGCTTGTCGTTCGACAACGTCTCAGGACAGCAGGCGTTCAGCGTGCCGCACCTGGCCGGCTGCACAGTGGACATCGTCGCCGACGGCGCGGTGCAGCCGCAGCAGATCGTCGCTGTTGATGGCTCGCTGACGCTGGCGCGCAAGAGCTACCGCACGCTGATCGGGCTGCACTTCCGCAGCGAGATCGGCATGCTCACGCCGGAAACCGGGACGGGCACCGGCACCGCCCAGGGCAACAGCATGCGCACCGGCGAGATCACCGTGCGTTTCATCGACACGCTGGGCGCACTGGTGCTCGATGGCGACGGCCGCGAGGTGGGTGAACTGTCGTTCCGCCAGTTCGGCATCGGCATCCTCAACAAGCCGCCGGCCCTGTTCACCGGCCTGAAACGTATCGAAAAGCTCGGCTGGGAGCGCGGGCGCGACGAAATCACCATCGTGCAGGACCAGCCGCTGCCGATGCAGGTGCTGTCGGTCATGCGCAAGTACACGGTCAACGACTAGGAGCGGTTCATGTGGATGCAGATTTTCGGTGCAGTTGCCCAAGGCGGCGGCAAGATGATGTCGAGCGCGAGCAGCTATGCCAACGTCAAGCAGACTGCCGACCAGGAGCTGTACGACGCCGACGCAGCCGAGAAGCAGGGGCAGAACCAGGCGGCACTCATCCGCCGCGCCGGAAAGCGCGTTCTCGGCCAGCAGCGCGCCGGCTACGCGGCCTCCGGTGTGCAGGTTGGCGAGGGCAGCGCTGGTGAGGTTGAGCGCGAGACGGTAGTCGACACCGAGCACGACGCCTTCCAGGCGATCCTGAGCGGCCAGCGTCAGGCGCTCGCGCTGCGCACGCAGGCCAAGCTGCAGAAGATACAAGGCAAGGCCGCGCTGACATCCACACTGATCGACCCGCTGATGTCAGGCGGCGGCGCTGGCAACGTGATGTCGGGCTGGAAGACCTATAAGCCAACCTACAACAGCCAGGCGGCGCAATCGGTCGGGATGGGTGGCGGCAGCGGATCCTATGGCTATACCGGCTCCGACACCTTCGACAACTCGAACATGGGCTGATCCATGGCAACCATTCCCCGCACCGGACCTGACCTGAGCATCGGAGGGCGCATCGCCGCGCCAGCCCCGGACGTCAACCCCGGCATCATCGACGTCGCCGGGCGCGCGCTCCAGAACGCAGGTGGCGCCCTGACCGAGGTGGGCGGCGACATTCGCGCCGAGCACGACAGGCGCGCGCACATGGACATGCTCTACGCGCAGCAGACGCGCGCCGCGGCGATCGACGCGCAGAGCATCACCGCGCTCACCACGGGCCGGGACCAGTTGGCCGATCTGCACGACACGATCACGCAGGGCGTCATCGACGGCAGCGTGCCCAAGGATGGCGCGGAAGCGGCCTACGCCTCGAAGTCGCGCGAGCTTCTGGACAATGTCGACCAGAACCTGCCGCAGGAGGCGCGCAACCGCGTGACCGCTCAGCTCGGCGGCGATGCCGCGCGCTTCGGCAACACGGTACGCCGCGCAGTCACGCAGCGTGATCGCATGGATGTCACGTCGGGCATCGGCCAGACGCTGGAGAACCTGCAGCGATCGTTCGCCGCCGACCCAGAGGGCGCGACGAAGCAGGCCGTGGACACGGTCGACGCGCTCGGGCCGCACTCGACGCTGACGCCGGAGCAGCAGACCAAGACGAAGCAGGCTTGGAAGGAGAACACACAGTACACCACCGGCTACGGACTGGTGACCGCCGGGCGCAACGACCGCAAACAGCTCGACCTGGCCGAGGGCGTCATCACCGACGGGTTGCCCGACCTCGACCCGCAGAAGCGCGCCCAGCTCCTGCGCGAGGTCGAAACGTCGCGGATGCATCTCGACCAGAAGGACGAGATGGCCGTCGCGCGCGCGCAGCGCGAGTGGGAGCGCCTCATGAAGCAGGCGGAAACCTCCTACAACGTGATGCAGGGCATGGCCGACAAGGGCACGCTGCTTGATCCGCAATACACCCAGCAGGTGATGCAACTGACCGCCGGAACGCCGTACCAGGCCGGCGTCGTGGCCCTCGCCAAGCAGGCCAAGGACGGCGCCGGCTGGGCCGCGCAGCCGATCTCGTCGCAGCTTGCCGCGCTCGATCAGGTCAACAGCCAGATAGCGACCAATGGCCGCACACCCGAACTCGACGCGCGCAAGAATCAGCTCGAGAAGATCACGAACGGCAGCATCGCCGACGTGAAGCGCGACCCGATGCGCGCCGGCCTGGAGCGCGGCGTGATCACCGACCTGCAGCCGATGGACTGGAGCCACGGCATGCCCGGTGTCGTGGCGCAGATACAGCAGCGCCTGCCCGGCGCGCAGCGAGTGGGCATGTGGGCCGGTCAGCCGGTGTCTCCGCTGACGGCCGACGAAGCCGAGCACCTGCAGGGCGCGCTCTCCGCGCTGGCGCCGAAGGATCGCTCCACCATGATCGCCAGCATCGCCACGTCGATCGGCCCGCAGGCGTCCCAGGGCCTGGCCGCGCAGATGGATCCGAAGGACAAGGCGCTGGGGCTGGCGTTCGGATACGCCGGCATGCAAACCACTTTCGGGCGCTACACCTCGGAGCTGGTGCTGGCGGGCCAGAAGGCCAAGGCGGACGGCACCAGCACGAAGGGAGAGAAGTCGCCCGACCTCAAGGTGTCCGGCTGGCAGGCCTACATCACGGACGAGCTCGGTGGCGCGTTCCCGGCCGAGACGCAGAACACCCAGGTTCGAGACGCCGCGGTGCTGATCGCGCACGCCATCGCGGCCGAGAAGGGTGGCGAACTGTCCAAGGACGACATGAATCGCGCGGTCACGCTCGCCTCAGGCGGCCCGGTCGTCGACCTGAACGGCCGCAAGGTGCCGCTGCCGGCCGGCATGGATGAGGGCATGCTGCAGCGCCGCCTGAAGGGCGTCAGCCCGCAGGAGCTGTCCGCGCAGGCGCCCGGCGGTCAGGTGATCGCTGGCGGCGTGCCGATGTCGCTGGCCGACTTCACCCACAGCCTGCCCGGCCAGCAGTTGCTCTACGCTGGGCCCGGCAAGTACGCGGTCATCGTCAGCGGTCGGCCGGTGAAGAGCACCGACGGCAAGAACATCCTGATCGGGGTGCAGTGATGCCGTTCGATGATCTGTACCAGAACGACACGAACGCCGCTATCAATGCGATGGACCTGCGGCCCGCGGCGCCGGCGCAGAACCAGCGCAGCGCCTGGAGCGCGCCGTGGCGGGCGGTGAAGGCCGCCGCGGCTGATGTCGCCGGCAGCATGGCCGACCTGGGCAAGTCCTACGCCGCGGCGTCTGCGATGACGCTGGAGTCCGATCCGATCGCGCGCCAGACCATGGATCCGCAGTACCTGCACGAGGGTGCCGAGGAAGGCCGGCGCCAGATCTCCACGGGCGAGGCCATGACGTCGGAGATCGGCCAGGTGGCGCGCAACTACTCGCGCTCGCTACGACCTGACCCGATGACGGCCGGAACCGCGGAGAAGGTCATCTTCGGCGTCATGCGCCCGGTGTCCAAGCTGGTGGCGGGCGGCATGCTAGCGGGCCCGTTCGGCATCGTCGGCGCCGCCGGCGAGGAAGGTCTGACCACGTCGGACGACCTGCGCGCAGAGGGCGTGGACTTCGCGACCCGAGCCAAGATCGGCAGCCTGACGGCGGGCGTGACGGCGGCGACGGCCTTCGCGCCGCTCGCTGGCCCCACGCTCAGGGCGACCGCCGCGCTGTACGTGGCCGGCGGTCCGGGCGCGTTCATGGCGCAGCAGGCCGCCACGCGCGCGATCCTCGAGCACGCGAACTATCCCGACCTGGCCAAGCAGTACGACCCGCTCGACCCGGTAGGCCTGGCGGTGTCGGCGCTGATTCCGCTGCCGTTTGCGGCGCACGGCGCGATGCGGGTCGCTGGTTCTACGCGAGGATCGGTTACCCCCGTCCACGCTCCAGACGGCGTTGTCGACGCTGCGCTGACGCACAACCTGACGGTGCAGGCCGACCAGCACGCCGCGATCGATCCGGTGTTGGCGGGCACGGAGATGGCCGACAACATCGCCAGAGAGCGAGCACCACAGGCCGTTCCACGTGAAACCGCGACGGCTATCGAACGCAACACGGTTCGCGTCGTCAAGAAGGAGGACGGCAGCCTCGACGTGGAGGCGACCCTTGCGAATCTGCCGCCGGTAGCCGATGGCGAAGTGCGTCTGTTTCGCGGCGAGTCGCCAACCTCCAAGTTCAGCGACGTCTTCAATCCTGAAGCGCTGACAAGGCACCGCGCATCGGACATTCCAGGCCAGCGCTATTCCACTGAGCTGTCCGTCGCCGACTACTACCGGGACGCCTACGACGAAAACCGCGACGCCTCAATCCACTACATCGACGTGCCCGAGGCTGTCGCAGAGCATGGGCGTGTCAGCGACGACGAGATCAAGGTCGACCTCAACGCCGTGAACCAGCGCCGAGCGCGCGGCGACATGACGCCACCACCGAAGCGCGCTGCTGACACCGAAACTCCAAGCGCCGCCAAGACGGCTTCGGCGCTCGACCAGAACCGTCTCACCGGCGCGGAGGCGCCGCCCGGCGCCGTCAAGGCCGACCCGGTGCAGCAAGTCGTTCATAGCCGCGTTTCTCAGCTCGAAGCCTTCGCTGGCGACATGCCGGTGCGCGTCGATGATGCGGGCAAGACGGCGACCGTCAGCGACGAGATCGCGCGCATCAAGCAGGAGGTCAACGAGGGCACCGACACCGAGCTCGGGCACCAGGACGCCGACCTGCTACGAGTCGCCGCCGAGTGCGCGCTGTCGCTCAGCTGAGGATGGCCGACAGCAGCAGGGCCACCAGAACCAGCGCGAGAGTCAGAACGGCCCAGATTTTCACGTAGCGCATAGCGCCGCGCCAGTTGCCAGCGGCGCCCAGTCCGGCGAGCATCAGCACCGCGAGCGCGGTAAGCGCAAACCAGACGACAGGAAGGAAACGACCCATGGCAATCGACCCGAAGTGCGCCGCAGCAGTCCGAGCCGCGGCGGCAGGCCGCAAGCTCAGCGGCGATAAGCTCAACACGCTGAGCAACGCACTGGATTCTGCGGCCCGCGACCTCGCCCGGCAAGACCCGCCTCGCTGGCGCGCGCTCACGCGCGACCAGCGCATGGCCGAGGCCTTGGACAAGGCCATGGCCGACGTTCATGGCGAGGCCACCCTGAAGGAGCACCGCGCCAACCTGCAGCTTTTACGCGCATCGGAGACGGATGCCCGCATCGCCGAGCAGATGCGCCTGGGCAAGACGACGCGGTCAACGGCGCAGGTTCGCGACATCGAGAACACCATCGACTACGGACACTCCGTTCGCGATGAGGCGATCTCGGGCCTGAAAGATCTGGTCGACGCCGCAGAATCGAAGGACGGCACCGGCAAGCTGAGAAACCTCGGCATGCGCATCTTCGACCTCGACAATCCGATGATGACCGCCGACATCGTGCGCGAGATCTTCAAGTCCGCCGATGGCAGCACCGGCAGCGCGGAGGCCCGGGCCGCGGCGCGCGCCTGGTTGGACACCATCGAGGGCATGCGCCAGCGTTTCAACGCCGCCGGCGGCAACGTCGGGAAGCTCGCCTACGGCTATCTCTCGCAGGCGCATGACGCGGTGCGCGTGGCCGCCGCCGGCGCGGAGGCATGGGCCGCCAAGGTACTGCCGCTGCTCGATCGCCGCCAGTACCTGAAGGAGGACGGCGCGCTGATGAACGACGGCGAGGTGCTGGACCTGCTGCGCGCCGCGCACGACACGATCGCCACCGGTGGCCAGAACAAGACGCTGCCCGGCCAACCCAAGGGCACCGGCGCGCGCGCCAACCGCGGCAGCGAGGGCCGCGTGCTGCACTTCAAGAACGGCGACGCCTGGATGGCCTACATGGACGACTTCGGCGAGGGCTCGCTGTACGACGCGATGATGGGCCACATCGGCTCCATGGCCCGCGACATCGCCCTCGTGGAGCGCTACGGCCCGAATCCGGCGCAGGTCTTCAAGCTGCAGAACGACCTCTCCGAACGCGCCGACGGCAAGGGAACCCTCGCCAACCGAACCATGGGCAACGTGCCGCAGGCGTACTGGGACATCGCCACCGGCGTGACCGGATCGCCCGAGAATCGGCTCATTGCGCGCGTCGGCGCAGACATGCGCAACATCCAGACCGCTGCCAAGCTGGGCGGCGCCGTGCTGGCGTCGACCGCTGACGTGGGCACGATCGCCTCGTCGATCCACTACAACCGCCTGGACTACTTCCGGATGCTGTCCAACATCGGTCGGCGGCTCAAGCCCGGCAGTGATGAGCGCGACTTCCTGCAGGCGCACCAGGTGATCGCCGAATCGCTGACCAGCACGCTCAACCGCTGGACGGGCGACAACATGACGCACAGCCTGACCGGGCGCGTCGCCGCTTCGGTGATGAAGCTGTCGCTGATGAACGCCTGGACGGACGGATTGCGCGGTGCGTTCTCGGCCACCATGATGCAGGGATTCGCGAAGAAGCTCGGCAAGGCCTGGGGCGAGCTCGACGAGTGGGACCAGTACCTCATGGGCCGCAAAGGCATCACCGAGGCCGACTGGAACATCATCAGCCAGTCGGCGCCGGCGGAACGCAGTGGCCAGCAGTACCTGAGCGCGGCTGAGGTGCGCAAGATCGACGCCGAGGGCGCACAGCAGGCAGCCAGCAAGTGGGCTGCGTTCGTCAGCGACGAGTCGCAGTTCGCCGTGCTGAACCCGGACGCGGCCACGCGCGCAATCGCCACCGGCGGCGGGATGCCGGCCGGCACACTGCGCGGCGAGGCGGCGCGCTCCATCGCCCAGTTCAAGAGCTTTCCCATCGCCATGCTGACGCGCCACTGGCGCCGCATCCTCGAGACTCCACAGGGCCTGGAGGGCGCGCCGACAGGCTACGGGGCGAAGACTGGCGCCGGCGCCGTGGTCAATCGCGTGGCGGGCCTGGCCGCGCTCAATGTCACGCTGATGATGCTCGGCGCCATCGTGATGCAGAACAAGGCGCTGGTGCTGGGCAAGGATCCCTACGACATGACCGATGGGAAGTTCTGGGCACGAGCCCTGACCCAGGGTGGTGGCCTCGGCTACGTCGGCGATCTGCTGTTCAAGGATCCGACCGACCAGCGTGGAAACACCTACGAGCAGGCCGCGGGCGCCGCGTTCGGGCCGGTGGCTGGCGCCGCATCCGGCCTGGTGATGGATCTCGGCTTGGTCAACGCGTGGGAACTGGCGAAGGGCAAGACCACGCACGCGGGAGCAGAGGCAATTCGGTGGGTTAACGGACAGCTCCCCTACGTCAGCCTCTGGCAGGTGCGCGCGCTGTGGGAGCGCGCATTCCTGTTCCAGGCGCAGGAGGCAGTGAGCCCGGGCTACTTGAGCCGCATGATGCAGCGCGCTCAGCACGACTGGCACCAGGGCTACTGGGCGCCGCCGGATCAGGTGGTTCCGGAGAGGGCTCCCGATTTCGGCAAGGCTGTCGGACAATAGGCCATGCGACAAGACCAGTACCAACGCCTGCAGGAGCTCGAGGAAAAGCTCGTCGATGTCTTCCTGTTCGAAGCCGACCCGGCGAAGTGGCCCGGCGCGGGCATCGAGCCGAACGCGATGGATCGCGACACGCGCGGCGACCGCTACTGGTGCAAGAAGAATCCGGCCGCAACGCTGGCGCTCGCGATACGCGTGCAGGGCCTGATCCACCAGACCCAACAGCTCGGCGACACGCCGCCCCCTGGCGCGCCGGTGACCACGACCGAGCAGAGCGACGAAGAGGCAATGCACATGGACAGCGAAATCGCACGATATGAAAAGCAGGCGGCAGCGCTGCTGGACACGATGACGCGAGCCGGGCAGAAAGCGGCATTCGATGCCCGCGCCAAGCCCAAATCCTGAACGCACCTTCCTCGCGTTCTTCCTGGCATGGGCGCAGGTGCAGGGCTGGTCCGTGCCGATGCTGCACGTGTGGGTCTGCCACTGGCTCGACACCTGCGACGACTCCGAGCGCGTGCTGCTGGTCTTTCGAGGCGCGGCGAAGTCGACGATCTATGCCGTCTTCAAGGCGTTCAAGCTCTGGAAGAACCGGTCGCATCGGTCGCTGATCTGGTCGGCCGACAACGACACTGCAGGCATGCTCACCGCCGACACGCTCAACGTCCTGAGAAATCATCCATGGTGCGGCGGCATGCTGCCAAGGAACAAGCCCGGCGCGCGGCGCTTCTGGGTGCTGGGTGCGCGCGACGCCCGCAACGCGTCGATGCGTGCGGTGGGCGTGAACACGAACGCCACCGGCGCACGCGCGGACGACGTCGACTTCGACGATTGCGAGGTAGCCGGCAACGTCGAGACCACGGAGGCCCGCGCGAAGCTGCGCCACCGGATCAGCGAGTCGACGCACATCGCCGTGCCCGGCGGCCAGAAGACCTACATCGGCACGCCGCACACCCACGATTCGATCTACATCGAGCGCGTAGCCGGCGGTGCGGCGCTGCTCAAGATCGCACTTTTCGAGCATTCGGCGCGGTTCACAAAGGACGTCAACAAGCGCACACGCTACCCGTTCCCGCACCCGGTCGGGGATGATGGCCTGTACGTCATGGCCGGCATCTACAAGTCGGCGCGCATGCTTCAGGATGGCATCGACTACACCCGCGCCGGCGCGGAGATCGTCTTCCGCGAGCCGCCCGACTGCGTCTTCGACATCGCCTCGAAATGCAACTGGCCCGAGCGCTTCACCCGCACTGAGATCGCCAAGCGCCGCAAGGAAACGCTGACATTCAACGCCTGGGATTCGCAGTACCTGCTTGAGGCCAAGCCGCTGACGGAGGTGCGTTTGGACCCGTCCAGGCTGAAGGCCTACGCTGACGAGCCTATCCTTAAGCGCTCCAACCGTGAGCTGGGGATGTGGCTTGGCCAGGTGCGCATCGTCGGCGCGGCGTGCCGCTGGGATCCGTCGAGCGGAAAGCTCAAGAGCGACGTGTCCTCGCTGTCGGTCATCCTGCAGGACGATCTGGGCCGCCGCTACTGGCATCGCGCGATCGCGCTTGAAGGCGACGTGGCGATCTTCGATGAAGACGGCAAGACGATCACCGGCGGCCAGGTCATGGGTATCGTTCGCGCGGTCAAGGCGCTGCATCTACCTCGCGTCAGCGTCGAAACCAACGGCATCGGCGGCTTCGCGCCCACGGTGCTCAAGGCCGCGCTGAAGCAGAGCCGCCTGCGCTGCGGCGTAACCGAGATCCAGAGCACCGACAAAAAGAACAAACGCATCCTCGAGGCGTTCGAAGACCCGCTGGCATCCGGGACCCTGTGGGCGCACACGTCGGTGATCGACGGCGACGCCTGGGAGCAGATGCGCGACTGGAACCCGGCCATCAAGGATCAGCCTGACGACCACCTCGATTCTGGGGCTGGCGCCATCACGGAGACGCCGGAGCGCATCGGGCGGCTGGCTGATGCTGTGGACTGGAATCCGTCCGGTGGCCGAGACGACGATTGGCGCCCAGCAGGGGGCATGCACGAGGTGGAGCTGGAAAGCTGACCACTGGCCCTCGCAGCAAACGCGAGGCGCCAATGACTGTCCCGGTCCAGACCCCCACCCAGAGCAGCACGGCCAACGGCGTCACGACGAGCTTTCCGTACGCGTTCACGATCCTTCTGGCGTCGGATCTTGTCGTCGAAGGCGTGTTCGGTGCCATCACGACGACCTATACCTACGGTGTCGACTACACGCTGACCGGCGTTGGAACCGCAGCCGGCTCCGTCGAGTTTGCGATTTCGCCAGTGAATGGGACCCTCATCACGCGCTACCGCGACTTGCAACTCAAGCGCGATACTGATTACCAGAACAACGGCGACTTGCTGACAGACACGCTGGACTCCGACTTCGACCGGGTCTGGATGGCGCTGCAGGACAACGACCAGGCCGGAAATCTCGCGCTGCGGGTTCCGGAATCCGGCGGTGTCACGGTGCTTCCGGTGGCAGCTTTGCGTGCCGATCGGATGCCTGCATTCAATGCGGCGGGCGATGCAATCGTCACCCCGTTCACCGCCACGCAGTTGTCCAGCGCCATCGCCTCTGCCTACGCAGCAGGCACAACGGCCGACGCCATCATCTACCTGTCTGCAGGCCCCGGCGCTGCGCCGATCTCGCTGCAGGCCTACCTTAGGCTCGGGCTCACGTTCCCCGAATCCTGCGGAGCCATCGGAGACGGCGCCTACCACCCGCTGTCCGGGTTCTTCTCGACGCTGGTGGCGGCCCAGGCGGTGTACGGCGCTGCGGCCGCCGTTGCTCTGAGCGACGACATCGACGGCGTCGTGATCCAGTCGATGCTGAACAACGGTATCCAGGTTCAATTGCGCGCGGGCGGCAGGTATCAGACAACCCGCGGAATCCAACTTCTGACGGGCTCAACCCTGATCGGCGCCAAGCGCTGGGCTGCGGCTGCTTCGACGATGAAGTACGTCGGCACGTCGACGCTCACTTACTCCGGCGCCGGCGGGGCTAACAGCTATGTCGTGCTGGCATCGACTCAGCCCGTTGGCATTCTGCCGACGGATACGAGTACGCGAGCGCTGCAGAACTGCACCTGCAGGAATTTCACGATCGATGGCAACGATACCGCCTGGTATCCCCTGATCGAGATCCGCGCCGCCGAGGGCAACGACTTCTCCGACCTGACGATCACGAACGGCCGCGTCTGCCACAACGTGATGGAGCTTGGCTTCGTCACGGGATCCGACCGCCGCATGATCTTCCTGGGTCGCGGCGCCGGCCTGTGGTCTGGCAAGGACGTGTGGAGCTGGGCCGTCACGACCACGGATGATCAAATCTCGATGAAGGACTGGTTCGTCAACTACATCGGTTGCGACCAGTCCGCGAACCCACTCAATCAGTTCGTGGACAGCGGAGGCTCTGCGCCAACCTCGTCGACCACCGACGTCGAGTGCGGCATGTCGATCTACGGCGCGCGCGCGATCCGCTTCATCAATTGCCAGATCAGCCAGTGCAGCGGCATTGCGTTTGTGGCGCAGCCGACATTGACCGGCCCCATCGTCGTAGATGGTGGCTACATGGAGTTCAATGGACGATCGAGCGGCGCATCGCAGCACTGGTCGACATGGACGAACACGGTGGTTGGCAGCGGCCCCGTGATCTTTCGCGAAGTCAGCTTCTCCGGTACGGCACCAGCGCATCGCATCACCGGCACGGCCCCGTCGCGAGTCGAGCGTGGCGTGCTGTTCGAGAACTGCCCACTCATGGGCACCGTGTTCGCCGATCATTCGAACTGGAATGCGGTTCGATGCGACCAGACGATGGTCGTGACAGGCAGTGCGCCGCAGAGCGCGATTTTCACCCCCGCCGGCGTGCAATTTGGCGTAGCCACCGGCGACGCTCGGCTTTCGGTCTACCGCGAAGGCGTGACGGGTGCGGTCGCACTCGCCGGCGCGACTGTCGCTGGAACGGGCTGGACGTACAACGCCAGCAACACATTCCTGCACTGGACGCGTGTCGGCCGGCAGGTGACGTTCGGCGGAAAGATCACGCTCACCGCCAAGAGCGGCACAGCCACGGGCGGCATCCTGATCACGGGCCTGCCGTTCAACGTCAAGACCGGGCAGGGATACAACTCGGCGATTGCCACCTCGGCCGTCTCCACGTTGACCTCTACGGTCGTCTCGCTGACGGGCCAGGTGGTACAGGCATCGACCACGATTGCGCTGTACCTGCGCACTGCTGCGGCAGCGTCCGAGACGGCGGTGGCGCTCGCTGACCTGGCGAATACGACTTCCTTCTCCTTCTCTGGCTCCTACGTGACGGATGACGCCTGATGGATGCACAGCACCTTCTCGAAGATCGCCGCGACCCAGACGCGCCGGTCACGCGCTCCGACTTGGCCAACGTGCAGCGCCAGCTCGCCAGCGGCGACCTTCGCATGAACGCGATCGAGTCCGAGTTGCGCAACAACACTTCGCTGACCGCGGACGTGAAGGCGCTGCTCGACGCCGCTCGGGTGGGTCTGAAGGTGATTGGCTGGCTGGGCACTGCAGCCGTCTGGGCTGGAAAGATCGCGGCCGGTGTCGGGGCGCTGTACGCAGCGTGGCAATTGATCCGACACGGTGCGCCGCCGAAATGACTCCCGATCTAGAGCGCGATCCCATAAGCCGCGCTGACTGCCGGCGCGCCCTCATGACGCCGCCGCCTCAGCCGCCATCCTATGCCCCGCACCTCACGCTCGACGCGCGCCGGCTGCGCATGCTGATGGAGTGGGATTCGATCGAAGCACTGAAGCTGGCCAAGGCGGCCGGATTGGAAAAACGATGAACCTGATCGACAAAATCATCCGCCTCGAGGAGGACCGCAAGTACGCTGCCTATCCCGATCCGCTGACGAACGCCGAGCCGTGGACGATCGGCGAGGGCCACACGGGCCGCGAGGTGCACAAGGGCTTGACCTGGTCGGATGCGCAGATCGACGCAGCCAAGGCGACCGACATCCTGCACGCCACCAACGGCTGCCAGGCGCATTTCCCGTGGTTCAACGACCTGGACGACGTGCGGCATGCCGTGATGGTGTCGCTGGCATTCCAGCTCGGTCTGTCGCGGCTGCTCGGCTTCGTGCGCTTCCTCGGCGCGATGCGCGACCAGCGCTGGCCGCAGGCGGCGGGCGAGTTGCGGGATTCTCTGGTCTATCGGCAGGCGCGTCTACGTATCGAGCGCGCCGCGCGCGCCATCGAAACCGGAGAGCAGCAATGGGGCTGAAGCTCGTCGACAACTGGAAGCGCGCCCACCGCATGATCAGCGTGCAACTCTGCGCCATCACGGCGGCTCTACAGGCGGCTTGGCCTTCGATACCGGAAGACCTGAAGGTAGCACTGCCCGCCGGCCTGGTGCACTGGGTGTCCATCGTGCTGCTGGGTGCCGCCGTCGTCGGTAGGTTGCTGGATCAAGGTAGCGTAACGGAGCCGAAGCCGTGAACCTCGAACCTGAAGCAGACGCCGCCCTGAAGTTCATGGAAGATCGCGCCGCTGGTCTGTCGCTGCGCACGAAACTGATCGCGGCCGCCTGCGTGCTGGCGCTGCTGGGGCTAGCCGCCTTCGCCTACTGGCCTGCCAAACCCATCCACGAGGAAGTGAAGGCCACCCCGCAGGCACGCCACGACGACGGCAGCGTGACGGCAGCGCAGGCCCCCGACGCGCACCCGCCGGCGCCGAAGATGGTCCTGCCGCGAGGCTCCGTTCGCGAGCGCGCCGGCAAGATCGTCGCGCACCAGGCACCCGGCGCGTCGAGCGTGGAGATCGACACCGAGTTCGTGCGCATCGGCAACCGGCGCGAGCTGCACGTCACCAGCCCGGACGGCACGATCGACACGGCGGTGGATATTCCAATCACTCCTGAATTGATCCCGCCACCAAAACATAATTGGGCGGCTGGGATTTCATATCACGCTGACCGAGCTATCGGGGCATGGATTGACCGCGATATTGGGAGACTGCGTGTTGGCGCTGAACTTGCAAAGGCGCCGACCGGGAAGTTTCAGGCAGAAGTCAGGGTTGGATTTGTCTTCTGATCAACGCAGCCTGGATGCAGCGTTCGCTTTGCGGATGACAGAGGCCAATTGCCGCTCAGCCTCGGCGGAAGGCGTGTCGTCGGGGCATTCGTGGAGCGTGAACCCCGCGTAGCCTGCCGAATGGATCAGGGCTGCGGCGAAAATCAACTTCCCGGCTTGGGTATCGAGGTCGTTGAAATCGCCAGTAACGGATTCTCCATCGCCTTCGATGCGCCAGCCCTTCAGCTCGACGCTACGCACAATGCAGGTGCCGATTCGAGTTACGCGGATCATGCGCCCTTCCCCGTCTTCGCTGCGCGCACCTTGCCTGCGCGAACCCATCGAGCGATTCCCAATTTGCAGGCGCTCGTCAGGCACACGCCGTTTGCCATGCCGCGGTGAGTCTGGCGGCGCTCGCAGCCACAGAAGCATCGCCGTCTGCTCGACGAAGGAAGCGGCTCGCTGTAGCGAACATGCGCCGCCGCCGATCCGTGCTGGCCCCAGTCTTCCGTGCCGCCCTTCATGGCCGCTTTGAGCGCCGGTCGGCTGAGTTTGCTCAGGTCAACCATGATTCGTCTCCGTCTTAGCTGCGAGCGCCCGGTCGTCCTCGATCAGATCGAACACTTCGGCCATGGTTCGATAGGTGCCGCGAGGCGTCACGACACCTTGCCCATCCAACGCAGCCTCCCTGGCTCCGTCAGGAGCGCGGCGAGAGGCTTCCTGCCAGCCCGTCCATGCGTTGTTCACGGCGCTGTTTCTGTAGTGGATGTTCGCGCCGCTGCCGAAGGTGCTCAGGTCGCCGCATTCGCGCGCGATCCAAGCCTCGAACGCCTCCCGGCTCGCTGCCTCGGGGCTGGTGTTCATCGATGCGGGGGTGGGGGTGTTGGTCATGCTGGAACCTCACATTCATCCGGCACGTCAAAGAATCCGAGCTGCCCCTTCCATGGCCGGAAAGGCAGCGGTTGCGGGTCGCGAAGAAGGAAGCCGTACTCGCCGACGAACCACGGCGATGCGCAAACGGACACGCAGTCGACGATCTCGACGGAGCCGATGATCCCGCCCCGCGGCAGGTCTTCAAAAGAGAAGCCGAGCTCGCGGAGCGTGGTCATCTTGGCCCCGTCACGAGGCTCGGCTGCTTTGATGGCGCAGACGGCGAAGTCGATGGCGTCTTCGTGCTCGCCGCGCGTCATGCCCTTGGCGGCATGGATCAGGATGCGGCCTCGGAATCGCGTCGGCCAGCAGCGATTCTCCACGTCCTTACCTGCCTTGAGAATGAGGCTGGCCCACGGCTGTCGAATGCTCAGCGCTTTCATTGCTGCCCCTCTGCCTTGGTGGCCATAGCTGCACGGCCGATGGTGACGGCTTGGCAGATGAAATCCTCGGTGCTGTCGCAGTCATGGACTTGAATGTCTTCACCCTCCGGGTCGCGGAATGAGAGCGACCAGTCGCCGGGGCTGCATTCGAGGATCACACGGTAGCCCTCCGGCATGTGTTCCTCGATCATCATCTGAGCCTCGTGCCACTTGCGCCACTTTCGGGCGTCGTCGAATTCCCTGCCGTGCTGGTGTTTGAAATGCTGGTACGCCTCATCCCGGGCCGCTGCCTGAGTAGCGGTAGCCTGAGCGGCGAGCGCGTCGATAGCGGCATCGAAGGCGCGTTGTTGATGCTCGAACGGCGCGTTCGCGAAGAACAGTCGCTTGCACTCGGCTGCGTTTTCGAGCGGTGCCGGCTTCGCAACCTTGAGGGCAATGTGCTCTTCAAGCGAGACTTGGTCGCGATACCAGTCGGCGTCGTCGTGTACGTAGCCAAACCGGACACAGAGCGAGCGATGGAAGTTCTTGAAGCTCGTGCGCAAGAAATCGGCATCATGCTTCGCCGCATCCCTCTCGCGCTCCAGCTCCGCAACCCTGGCTTGGGCGTCGGTGAGGCGGACGAGTGGGATCGTGTATTGCGACGGGTAGAACGAGTTTTTCTCCCAGGCCTTCTGGCTGATGTAGCTGTGCCCGTCTTCGTCGGCTTGCCACGCCACCACCGGCAGGCTGTCTGCTTGAGGTGCGGAAGGTGTGGGGTTGATGGGCATCACGCCTCCCCATCCGTCGCCGAGCCTTGCGCGCCCTTCGGGATGGCGGGCTGCATTGGGGGTGAGGCGGCGAGAGCGGAAGCGCGTCGCGTCACGGCTATCAATTCCGCATAGCGCGCAGCGAAGCACTCGGTTGCGCTCCACCCGTGATCCATGAAAGCACCTTGCGCGTAGGTAGCCCAAGACTCGGTCAGCGTCGTTGGCATCAGAATCCACCCAGCCGGCTCGCCCTGGGTCTGCGCACGCGCGGCTCGGTCGGCTGCGAGGTAGGCGTGCATCTGGTCTCGCCATGCTGCAATTGACGACCATTCGGGCTCAGGCAGCGGCGGAAACTCCATCGCCTCGGTGGGTGCTTGGCTCATCGCACTTCTCCATGGTTCGCGCGCATATCGGGCGGATAGCGCAGCCATTCGTTCTTGCCGTTGGCGATGCTCTGAAGGAACTCGTTGCCTTGAGGGTGAGTGCGAAGCTCCCAGGCCTTTTCCATTTCGATGAGCCGCGCGATTTCAGCGTGCGCCGCTTCGATACGCTTGAGGATTGCCGCTCTCATGGTGCTTCCTTCGCAGCGGGAGGGGTGGTGATGCCATGGGCGGCTTCGATGGCGCGAACGATGCGGAGACGCCCAGCACCAGACCAAGGTGCCGCGTCCTGCCAAACGGGCAGCATCTCGCATTCCAGTTGCGTCAGCGGCTCTCGCGCTACCTGGGGAGCGGACTGCGCTGTCGCGGATGGGGGTGCGGCGCGGCGTTCGATCATGTCGGCGATTCGCTGCGCCGCCGATTCCCATTCGGGTAGCGTGCAGGGCCGGCGTTCTTGCATGATTGCGCCGTAGATCAACTTCCACAGGGGCAACCCATCACGGCCGGACACCGCCTCTGCCCGCGCTACCTGGGGCGGTTGCAGGGCTGCGGGTTGCGGGGGGGTGGCTGCGGCAAACGCAGCTTGCAAGCTCAGACGCGTAGCTTCGATAGGAGTGCCGTTGTGCCATTTGTCAGGCGCTTGATGCGCCGCATCAGTCTTGAACCAGTAGGCATCGTTAGCTGTGAGGTATGCCGCAATCATCGCGGGCGTCGGCTCGCTCGGCACCAGCACCATCCCCGGCTCCGCCTCCACTGCTACAGCCTGCCCGGCAAGGGATGCGAGGCGAATAAGACCTGAAAGCACAGACCATTCACTGCCCAGCATGGCGCCGTGTCGGTGATACACGTCGAGCGCGATCCGCTGGGCTTCACGCTCGGCTTCGCTACTTGAGCATTCCAGCAGTTCAGCTTCCCATGCAGTGATCTCGGATTCCAATTCGGCAATCCGTTGCTCCTGCCCCCGGATGATGATGGCATTCGATTGCAACTCCGAGCGAACGTCCTCGCTCAAGTCCGCCACCACAGCCGGACTCCGACTTGCCGTCTCCGTATCCGGCGCTACGTACTTCTTGGCGTCGTCCTTTGTGCGGATCACCAGATCGCCGATGTGCTTCGTGTTGGATGCGGTCTTCGTCATGCTGTTCCTTGATGAATTTGGCAGGGCTTCCGCCCATCGGGTTTATTGGCCGTAGCCGTCGCCGGAGCCGGAGCCGGAGCCGTAGCCGTAGCCGTAGCCGGAGCCGGAGCCGTCGCCGTCGCCGTAGCCGTAGCCGTCGCCGTCGCCGTCGCCGTCGCCGGAGCCGGAGCCGGAGCCGTCGCCGTAGCCGTCGCCGTCGCCGTAGCCGTAGCCGTAGCCGGAGCCGTCGCCGTAGCCGTAGCCGTAGCCGTCGCCGTAGCCGTAGCCGGAGCCGGAGCCGTCGCCGTAGCCGTAGCCGTCGCCGTAGCCGTAGCCGGAGCCGGAGCCGTCGCCGTAGCCGTAGCCGTAGCCGTAGCCGGAGCCGTCCGTGAATACCTTATTTGTAGGCATTGATTGCCTCCTTGACGCCTGGCGCAGCGGGGATCAATTCGCACACGCCCGCCAGAGAAATCTGGGGGTTCATCGTGTCGAGCTTGCTGCCCGACTTGACGCCGTTCTGGGCCACACCCGACAGCGCAACGCCGTCCGCAGCCTTCCACGACCAGAGCCGGCGAGAGTCCTTCAGGATGACGTTCTCTCCATCCGCGCTGACGACTTCGCCAGCGTGCACGCCTGCCGCATAGCAACGCGCGATCACGTATTGGCCAACGAACGGATGCGGCTTCGCGCTTGCAATAGATGCTCCGAAGAGTGCGGCGAGTTGGCGGGCTTGGGCGATGGTCAGGTCTTCGATGTTCATGGTGTTTCCTTGGATTTGGGGCTTCCGCCCCTGTTGGGTGGAGGGGTCAGGCCTCGCCGTGCTGGTCGACGAATTCACTGGTCGCATCCGACCCTTCGTCGCCCTTATCGAACAACGGACCAGGACTAGGCCCGCGCGTGCCGTCGATGACCAGATCCGTCTCGACGCGCTCCTGCTCCGGCGTCGGCGGATCGAAGCGGATCATGAGCGCCTGGCCCTGCTTGCCGAACAGGTGCCCGGCCTCGTCCTCGTCGAAGTCGCTCGAGCTGATCTTGAACGACAGCGTGACCGTACCGCCGTCGAAGCACTCGGCGCGCCACGACTTGATTGTGCACGCCGAGATCACCATGTCCTCGCCGATGCCCCACTCGATGTAGAGCGTGCCGCCCTTGATCTCGGGAACGCTGATCGGCAGCGCGCCGGTCAGCTGCTTCGTGCGCAGGACCGTCGTGGGCGGATCGATGTTCTCCAGCGCCTCGGTGTAGTCGTCGGCGACGCGATAGAACGCGTGGCGCAACGTCTCGCTGACCTTGTCCAGCAGCAGATTCGGGCCGGTGATGGACAGGCCCAGCGTCAGCGCGGCGACGTCGGCGGTGCCGTGCTTTTCGGTGCGCGCGGTGAAGCTGACAAGTTTGGCCTCGGTCGGATGGTCGATTCGAAAGATCATGCTTTTCTCCAGTGATTGCGGGAAGGGTGGGCGGGTGTCACATCCGATCGCAGCCCGTCACTGCGTCGGCACCCGCCCGTAGAAAATCAGGCCGCGATGACGTCGCAGTCGAAGCGCCCGTGAACCTCGAACGCGAAATACTTGCCGGCGCTGGGCGCGTTCAGGAAGCTGTCGGCGACATCGGCCGGCACGTCGCGGTAGTTGCGAACCTTCGCGTCAGGCACGCCGGCGCGATCCTTGAAGCGGACGACGAGCACCTGCTGAGTCGGGTCGTAGCCGATCGAGTGAATGCGGCTGCTGGTGGGGATCTCGCGCAGGTTGAACATCAGGCTGCTTCCTGCTGATCGCCAGTGGTCGCAGCCGGCGGCGCGGCAGCGCGCAACGCTTCGACCCTCGCCGCGTAGATGCCCTTCGCGCGCTCGATCTCGGACGGCACCTTCAGACTGCTGGCCAGAGCCTTCGCCTTCTTCAGCGTCTCGCCGTTCGTCGCTGCCTCGATCGCAGCCAGCGCGCGCACCAGGTCGGGTGAGTCCTGCAGGATCTCGATCTCGTGCAACGCCTTCTTGCCCTTCGAGGCCGTCAGCGACACGCGGATGCCCTTCGGGTTGATGTCGGACATGCGCGAGATCCGGATTCCGCCGACGACCTCGCCGCCGAAGCGCACGTTCGGGTCGCAATAGAGCTCCATGGACTTGCCGATCCACTGCGTGGCGTCGTGGCCCCAGGCGTGCGCAAGGACCTTGCGCATGGTCAAACCGGGCTTGTACGGCCGGCCCTCTTCGCCCTCGTAGTGGACGGTCAGCGGCTGTTCCTTGCTGGCGCCGCCACGGACGTCGGACACCACGATCACGCGCGGGCCGCTGAGCAGCTGTTCACTGTTCAGCTGGTCGGATTTCGGCACGATGGTCGGCCGAATGTCGGTCACGTCAAAGGACATCACTCACCTCGATTTCGTTGTTGCGGTTGGCATAGGCAGGGATATCCGCCAGTTGGTAGCCCGAGCCCGTGCCGTAGCTGGGCCAGGTGTCGGTCTTCAGGCAGTGCGCGTACAGCTCGCGCAGCTCACGCATCTCGTCGCGGCCCTGCTGCGCAAAGTCCTCGGGCAGCAGGTACGGCACTGCCAGCACCGGCGGGACGCTGCTCACCGCGGCGAAGACGAACTCTTCGACCTTGCGGCCGGTGACGTGCTCGATGCCGTCGACGTAGTGCGCTTGCTGCCGGTGGTAGCCCATGCGCGCGACGGTGCGACCGAAGCCGCTGGGCGTGTCGTCCGCCGTGCTCTTGAGGTCGAGGGCGCGGATACGGTCCCTGCTGTCGTGGTGCAGGTGATCCGGCCGGGCCTTGCAGTAGATGCCGGTGTCCGGATCGGTCCAAAACACCGAGACTTCGCTGTCGCCAGTGCCTAGCAACGCCGCGATCTCCGGCTCAGCGGCCAGTGCGGCGAGCTGGGCCTGCGTGATGGCGTACTCGGCGGCCGTCACGATCTCGCGCATGCCGGCCGCGTGGTTGAACTGCGACCACCATTCCTTCGCTAACGTGCTGTCTTCGTTCGATTTCTTCGCAGCCCACTGAGCCGGCGTCGGACGCTTCGGCGCATCCTCCGGCACGAAGATGTAGCGATCGTGCAGCGCGTGCGGCTCCAGGGCTGCGCAGTGGGCAAGCGAGCCGCACAGCATCGGCCGCGTCTGCTTCATCGGCGCACGGTTCTTGAAATGCCAGGGCGAGCGCGCTAGCAGCTTCATGTCGCTGTTGCTGAAGGCGTCGACGGCGAGGTATTGCTCGAACGGCATGTCGAGCACGAGGCCCATCGGGCGAAGGTCGGTGCGGGCGTTCATGGTCAATCGTTCTCGTGGTGGTGTTTTGGCATCCGCACGCAGTCGTCGCCGCTGTCGTGCCAGACGCCGCAGTAGGAGCAGTGCACGTCCATCGACAGCCGCTGCAGCTCCAGCTCGCGGCGGTCGTGTTCGGTGATCCAGGCCTCGTACGTCAGGCCCGCAGCCGCGGCCTTCGCCTCGATGCGCATGCGCTGCTGTTCACCGACGGTCATCGGAACCTCGGCGCGGTCAGGAAGGCCCAGAAGTCGGCGACGAACCAGCCAGCGCGGCGCAGGAGCGACGTCCGGTAGCAATAAATGGTCACTGGGACGACAGCGCGGCGCGCCGTCGGCTTGCCGGCGAACATCGACACGCTCGCGACCGGGTTCGTCGCGTCGCGGCCCTGGTGCAGCGTCTGCGCGGGCGTGGCCATCGTGTCGGGTTGGCCGGTGATGGCGACGAGGAGGCGGTGGAGGGCGGTCATGCGGCGCTCCCGATGGCCTTGGCGATGGCGTCGCGGGCGAAGTCGCGGATCGCGGCGTCTTGGAAAGTGATGCCGTAGCCGCGCACGACCATCTGGAGTGCCTCCAGCAATTCCGGCGCGGCGGCGATCAGGCGGGCGTTGGCGTCCTTACGCTCGTGCCCAAGCCACATGCCCTCATAGGGCTCGTGGTTCAGGACTGCGTTGTCAGGCCCGGCGCCGAATAGGCCGCGGTGATGGTCCGCCCAGATCCACGGCCCCGGCGTGTGCTTCGCGCTCATGCCCTGCTCCCGAAGTCCAGCATCAACATGCCCTCGAGATGCGCCGGCTTGCCCTGCACCCGGCGAATCAGCGCCGCCAGGATCGCGCAGTCAGTCGGCCGGCCGGCGCGGTCTTGGCGCACCAGCATCGCTTCCGCTTCGACCAGCAGCTCGGCCAGCGGAAGCGCGTGGAATTCGGCGATCAGGTTACGCCGCGGGACGACGCAGGCGGCGAGGTGCATCGGCAGCAGGTCCACCGGCGGCCGCGGGTCGGGCAGCGAACACGGGATTGGCGCGAAGCGCTGGGCGTAGTCGCTGACGTCGTCCATCGCGGCTTCCTGTTCGGCGCGCGGGCTCACGATTGCACCTCGATGAACGTCGGGGCCGCGCCGCGCATCAACGCAACGAACTCGTCGATCCACTCGACAGCCAACTTCGATGCCGAGTTGTTCTCGGGCATATGGCCGCGCGAGATCGCGAAGAAGAAGTTCTCGGCCGGACGCGAGCTATTCGGCGTCAAACCGGAGCCGAGCGCGTCGAATTTCTCACCGCGTGCGTTCGCGATCGTGCCCACCAAGCAAGCACAAGCACCTTTGTAGACAGAACCGTCAACACGGCCCTCGACAAGCGCAAGGCGCAAATCGGCGATCTCTCGCGGCGCGCGCAGGAGAACGTCGAAGACGTCGGCCTTGATGATGCTCAGGTCGGCGCCGCGCAGGTCGGCGCCGCGCAGGTCGGCGCCGCGCAGGTTGGCGTCGCTCAGGTTGGCGCCGCGCAGGTTAGCGCCGCGCAGGTCGGCGCCGCGCAGGTCGGCGCCGCGCAGGTCGGCGCCGCGCAGGTTGGCGTCGCTCAGGTCGGCGCCGCTCAGGTTGGCGTCGCGCAGGTTGGCGCCGCGCA